GGAGCCTGACCGGCACCTTGATTAGTTACGTCAGCAGCCTTACCAATTTTAGCGGCAGCAGCTTTACCAATCTCAGAAGTCAGACCGCCGTGCTTATCGCCCGTACCTGAGAGGTCTTGCATTTCTGGATTAGGATTAGAACTACCTTGGGCAGGCATAGAACTGTCGCCAGGGGTTGCATTGGGCTTTAAATTTTCCGCAGCAGCCTTTTCTTCTAGTTCATTGACTTCTTCAGCGAGTTGCAGAGACTCTTCGATCTCCTTACCCTTCTTGAGAAAGTCTCTGATTTTGCTTTCTACGCTCATGATTTTCTCCTTTGAGATTTTGCGTTACTGATAATTATTTATACAAAATTAGATTTTTGATAACTTGTCAAGGAATGAACTGAACACTGCCAGTTTTTGTTCCTCCAGTTCACGGGACTTAGCCTGGCGGATGGCTGTCTGTGCAATATCCATCTCCTTCTCAGTCCAAACTCCGTTTACCATCATCCACTCTTTGTTCTCCATGATACCTCTAACAAAGGCATCCGGTGCAGATGGGTCTGCCACAATATCAGCAGCAGTGGACAGTACAAAGTCATCTTGGACTTCGTTGATCCCATTCCTTTCTTTCAGTGAACCAAGGCCTCTTGAACTAACTCCAAGTTGGGCTCCTTCGTCCATAAGATTTTTTACAATGTTGCCCATCGGAGTGTCAAGGATTTTTGCCTTACCAATCCAATTGTCACCTTCTTCTTTCAAAGATGTAATCATGTGCGATACGCGATCAAGATTCAGAGTAGGCCCATCGGGGTGACCCAATTCACCCATTGCCCTCTTCTTGTCGATCTGTTCTGTGCGGTATCTATCTACCTCTTTACGCATAATCTCCTTGGGATAAGAGCGATTATTGCGGTTGGTGATATTAGATTGCAAGAAAACACCTTCAATGTAAAGGTGTCTCTTACCGTTTTTCTCTTCTGAGATGTATTGAATATCTTCAGTGACTTCAGTTATTAGTTTCATTATCCTAAGTCTCCATCAGCATCTTGGTGTTGTTGCGAACCATATCCAGAAACCTTGGCACAACGAACCACTACTGAACCTCCATCACCGCCGGCGATGACCACTTCGATATCAGATGTGTTCTCATCGCTGTCGCTGAATCCATTGAAGTCCAGTGTTCCACTTTCCATAAGTTCCCAGAGGACTACACTGTTTCTTCGCACTTTGGCACTAGCGCCAGAAGACAAAGCCCATTGAAGTCCCTTGATGTTTGCGGCAGGAGAACTTTGAGTTTCTGTGGATTTTTTAAGAGTCGTGGCAAGCGCAATAGTGCCAGTCGCAGCAGTACCGCGAACACAAACTACACCCTCCACTTGTGTGAGTTTTAAAACGTCTACTGAGACCGCCATCTATGTTCTCCTAGTATCCTTTTTTCTTATGATTGCCGTGCGAACCTTCTTCTAGGATATCTAGTTCATAAGTATCGCACTTTTCAATTCCATGTTCAAACATAACTTTGTACCACCAAACTTTGCCAGCCTCATCTGGTTCGGCATGTTCTCCCATGATGGGTTTACCCTCACCAAACTTGGGATGGGAAACTTTCATGGCACACATATGAGTGAGTTTGGGTTCTTCAGAACTACCCTGTTTGGGGGGAGTCTTATCACCTTCATTACCAACTTCCGTGGGATGATTGGCAGAAGGTTCACCCTTCATTGCTTTGTCTACTCCCTTGGCTTCTTCTCGGAAATCTTTAAACGTCTTCATCTGTGACCTCTTCCTCTGATTCTTCTGCTTCTGGGGCATCTTCTAACCCCATTGCTTGCATTTCTGGATCGTTAAAAACTTGCGGTACAACTTCTGCCTTTCGGACTGCGAGCATGTCATCCGCACGTTTGTTCATGATGCTATAGAATTCGTCTTGGGCACCAGTGAGGTCACCATCAGCCCACTTATCCATCATATTTCTGATGGCATCTTGGGGTGTTACCTCGTCTGATACTTCTACTTCAATATTATCTTGATCACTCATTGTTATCTCCAACTACATTATCTTCTGGTTGACTAGCACCGATCTGTTGATCCATCAAAGCAATTTCGTCATCCGTTAAACGCAAAATGTTCTTTTGAACATATTCTTTACTGAACAATTGTCCTACATACGGTGCAACACTGTTCAGTATTTCCACTCTACTTCTCAAAACTTCTTGTTCTTTTGACTCTGTATAGTATGCGTCTGAGGCAAACCTATACATCAAGTCTTCTCTGATTTGAGGCCACTCATCCTCTCGGATTACTCCTTTGAGAATCAACTGTGTCTTGAGTAGATCATCAAAGACACCAGAGAACCTTTTCCTCAGTTTAGAAATGAACTTTGTAAATTTAAGTTCATCCCTTGTAATTTCCGCAGATCGACCAAAGTTGAGTCCAGCCTGTTGTTCTAGACGAGAGACCGGAACGTTCAGTGATTGATATAGTTTCTTCTGGAAGTAAACTACATCTTCAATCTCACCCAAATTTTGGCCGCCTGGCAATGTTTGAATTTCTGTTCCTCGGCCACCTTCTTTTCGTGGCAACCAGAAGTCTTCAAGCATTGACATAAATTTTTTGTCATCTCGGATTTCTCCAGTATCAGAATCGTAAACCAATTTGTTACGATACCGATTCATGACATCTTTTAGATATTGTTCCGCCTTGCCTGTAGGCAGATTACCAACATCTATGTAAAAAATTCGTCTTTCTGGGGAACGAGTGATACGATAAATCACCACCGCGTTCTCCATCATTCTTAATTGGTTAGCAGGGCGAATCGCTTTGTGAAGAAAAGACAGTGGTATGTTTTTATCTTGATCTATTAGACCAGATGTGCAATAACATACCGCATCCTTACTAACCTTGATCGCCTTGTCATTTACAACATCTGTTTTGTACTGTTGACTACTTGTTAAGGCAATTCCTTTTTCATCAAAAACAAAATATTCATCTACGTCTTTGACCAGTGTTACCTGAGTCTTTTTGTCTTTTTCTTTTTTTACTTCTCTGACCTTTCGGATTTTCCTTGGGTCAACATAACGAATATCTTTTAGTCCTTCTTTCGGGTTATCAAGATCAATAACCTTATGAAAGTAGATTCGTCCATCAATATACCATCTTCTAAAATAGTCTTGAGCCCTAGAGTTAAAGTCCAAGATAGATAGTATATTGTTGAACTCTTCGTTGATGGCCTTCTTCACACTAGAGGCCAGATTCACATTATCAAGGTCGAGTACAAGAGGCTTTTCATCTTCCAGATTGCTGATAGAGTCGTTGACTACATCTTCAATCGCGGCATCAACATCTCCCATCATGGAGATGTCCCTGTATCTCTTTATTAACTGGCTCTCGTTATTAGCAGTACCTTCGATATCAAAGTATGTACCGTAGTAACCACCAGCTTTTATCGACTCAAGCGATCCATCATCTGCGGGGGCAACAAAAGATTTTTCCCCTTTGGATGATTTGGATCGCTTAATTTCGTATCCAAATAATTCCATAATTTATCCCAACACCGAGACTTAGTTCACATCGTAGTGTGTGTATTGCCAAGTCACCGTGAATTCTTCAAAAATATCATTCTGTGCATAGTTCAATGCAATTTCAGACATCTGGATCGGGAACGCATTACGCAAGGTGTATACACCGCCTGGCAGTACTGCATCGTTACGATCTAAATGTTCTACTACAATGTCTACTTGATAGTCAGAAGGTGTAAGAATACCTTCATTACTTTCCCGATCATTCATTCCGTTCATCCACTCCTCAAAGGGGGCTCGCAGACTGAAGTCAGAATCGTTGACTACTGTGATTGTCCAAGGATCAAAAATCCTTTCACCAGCCAACTTCACCTCACGACCCCTGTACTGGATGATCGCGGGGTTTACGTTGGATGCTGGTAACGCGGCGCCAGTTACAAGCAGACTATAAGATGGGTCAACGCCAGTCACATAGCCGGGAAACGCGAGTTTCACGCGGAACTGATTAGGCCTTGCACCACCGGCGCCAAGTCTTGCCTTAAACTCTTCGATATTCATCTAACTTTCTCCTAAGTTTGTCTGTTATTTATCTACTCTATTAAGCGCCAAGTTCTTCAAACGAGATACCAGTTCTGGTAGCAATAAACGTCAGAGTGATGAA